TTACCTGTCATTCCATTATTAATATTCATATTCTGATTAATTATTGATGAATTACCTACAGCATTAGGTTGAGCCTGTACATTAGTATCGCCTTCGGCTTTTACCTGGTTACTGGCTAAACACAGACAAGCTAGTAATAACGCTTGTAGTCGTGATTGCATCATTCTGTGTGATCTGCTCGGTTAGCTGTGAAGCTGCTCTTGTTGTAGTAGTCAATGACCAATCAGCACTATTATCTGTTGGTGTAAAGATAGCGTCTGAATGTGCTATACCACCACTAGAAGCACTTGTAACTGTGATATTAGAACCTTCCCAAGTGTTTATAGCAGATCCGTACTTTTCTGTAACTATAGACCTTGTAATGGTTTGTGTAGTGTTCTCTGTTCTATTGCTTGAACCAGTAGTCCAAGAAGGCACTCCATTGGCATATACAGGACTAAACAAAAACAAAGACATTAATAATAGCTTTTTCATTTTGAATCTTTTGAATCAATGACTTCTGCCCCCTCAATACGAAGCGGTGTTATCACTCTTATAGTTTGAACCATACCTTGATTTTGAGCAACCTTATCGTCTTTTTTGCTACCTTTTTTTGCTTGCTCAAGCCCAAATGAACTAAGTGCCGTAGCTAGTAAGCTTGCAGGGAATGTTATATCTTGCTTTTCTCCTGTAGTTAAACCTGGTATTTTAGGCAAGTAGTTACTTGTGACTAGAAGGCCACTCCAAAAAACTACTAAAAGTCTTACTGCTACTGAAATATATTCAAATTGTTCTTCCTTATCGTCAAATTTCTCTTTAAGCTTTTGTAGTGGATTTTTACCTTTTTGCTCTGACATAAGTTTTTAATCTATAATAGCTATAAATTAAGGTACAGAAAAGTGATAGAAGTAATAGCGGCAGTAGGTGGAGCTTTACTAACAGCTTGTTTTGTTTCTGTTGGTTCTATTTCCTACAGAGGAAGACAATCAAGAGATGATCTTGTAAGAAATACAACTGCTATAGAATTACTTTCAGATAAAATTGACACTATGCACGATGATATGAGAGAAGTTTTTCATAGACTCAAAGAAGTAGAATTAGCTGTTGCTGAAATAAAACCAAGAAGATAAAATACCACTTTATAGGTGATGGGGATAGAGGATAAAGTGGTAAATGTTCAATTTAAATTTAACGTCTAGAATATGTTTGTAAAGAAACACAATTATCATGGTACGAATTTTTAAGCCAATACTTCTTGCATTCATAAAGTCAAAAGCAATGAAGAAACTAATAATAGATTTATTAGAAGCATTAGTAAAACAGACAGATAATACCTTAGATGATCAGGCAGTAGATTTTATTAAGGCTAGATTATACCCTAATTCAACTAGAGGATTGCAATAAAAAACCCCTTTAATAGGGGTTGTGTATTGGTTCTTAGTTTGATTTATGCAAATGAACTGTATAAACCATTTTCATACTTAACAACTAAGAATGTTTTTGTACCTCTTTGCTTTCTTACTGTAAATTGTGTTCTGTCGTTTCCTTTGTGTGTATAGTTTTCTGCTTTTAGAACTACGTATTGTCTGTTTCTGATTGTGATTGTGTTTGTCATTTAGAAGACCTCTCGGTTGTGTATATATATAGTATATAACTAGGGTATACCCCTATAAAGGTTATGTTACAAACTTGTAATAATTAGTCGGGAGATTGATCAAGTCCAAATAATTACCTTGCCCTGTCTTTCCTATGTGTTGCGATAGGTTTTTTATAACTTTCAAGTTAGCATAGAACTTATAAGAATACTAACTATCAGGCTTCCCGACTATAAATATTATGTAAGTTTATCGTAATACTTACAACGATTGATTTGAGTAGAGGTACGGCAAAGGGAAACGAAGCACTACGATGCAAAGGGCGGGACAAAAAGCTGAAATGTTGAGATCACTTCGCAAACTTATTAAGTCATAGAAGTGTTAAAGACAGTTTTAATCGTAAACTGACAACGATTGTGAGGAGTGACGTTAAGGCGAAAGAAATTGAGATGTTTCGAGATGAAAGGTGGCGAGTGACGACACGTTGACGCAAGTAGCTGGGCGATGAGAAGACAGAAGGTGCGAAAAAGATATGAATGGAGTCGCTAAGAAGATTTCTTAAACTCTGACTTTTCAATTAAAGACTTAGGAAGTCTTTCTCCTTTTCTCTGCAATTGCAAAGATTCTTTTCTAGCACCATCAGCAGCAGAAGCTATAAACGCATGATGTATCTGTTTAGTTTCTAAATCACGTTTTTTTGCTTGGTCTAAATTAGTTTGGTCTATGTGTGTAAATAACCTACGAGTATGCCGATGATGTTTTTTGATACCTGCATTTGCTTGGGCTGCTGAATAATCAACAGCCTCTTTATCAGTAAGTACAACTAAAGAACCTTTTACTTCTTTTAAAACAAGTGGTCTGTTAATGCCTTCACGGAGTTTTTCAATGTTAGCTTTAACAGTAACCATACTAAACTTATCCCATTCCTTTTTTGGATAACAAGTATTCCAATAATCTAGAATGTGTTCTTCTGGTATAAGATCACCTTTTTCAAGTGATCTCCAATCAATGCCGTCAATTCTTGGGTTTGACATTATTCTGCTACCTCCACTAATTCAGATGAAGAAAATCTACCAAATCGAGGTCTCCATGTACCTAAACCTTCTGCTTTACCTGCCATTGTAATGATTCTATTTAGTTGAGATACACTTAATATCTCATCATCAACCATTAGTTCAAAAGTACATTTCCAATCTGGAAATAATAACCTCTGAACCCAAACACCTCTAGATGTAAATGCTGTATTAGAAAAATAACTTTGATCTTTTGTGTACATTTCTAAAGCATCTTTTGAACCTTGATATTCAATTATAGGGTCATTAGTAACAACAACAGAACGTAAAACATCTTTACCTAGTTTCCATTTTGTTGCAGCATTTCTTAGGCAACGTAAGAAGTTAGCACCAGGCATATATGGGTCAGAAAATCCATCAAACTCAATAGAGTTTTTAGTTTCGTTTACTTTTACTTTTCCTTCTTGTTTCCAATAACCAGAGAAGACCCAATCTAATGCTCTAAGACATAAATGATCTTCATCATTCTTCTTCTTTTTACTTGAAAAAAATGCTTTTTGTTTTGCACCTGTACCTAATGGGTCAGAGTTTTGAACGTTTGAACAAAGTAAGCCAGCAGTACCATTAACTGTTACTTGATAGCTGTTTAGTGCCATAATAAAATACCTTAACGGAATGAGTGTGTAAATCCTTAACGGATATGTATAGACCTTTTATAGTCATATCTAGGACTAATTTTTTTATTTGTTTACCTCCTTACAGGCTAGTTCTATACCTGCATTACAATCCATTACTGTCATGTCATATAGAGAAGATGAGAGGGCTGTATAAAACAACCCTGACGCTGCTAACATCATTAGAAAGTTAGACATTATGCTACCTCCTTTGCGTTAAATAAATCTGTTCTTGATGCGTCATCTAAGATGTTAAAACGTACACCCTTAGCCCTTCTGTTCCAACCTTTAGGAGCAAGTACATCACCTGTTTTTTGATCTACAAAACAAAATACTCTGTCATCTGCATCTACTCTTACATAACTACAATCTGACTCTTTATCCCATTTTGATATTCTGTGAAACTTAGTACCCCAACAGATTGAATAATGTATATCTGTATCTGCTGCTAATTTGCTATTAAGAGTATTACATAACTCTTGAGTATAGTTTGTGATTGTTTGAGTGTTAGACATTTTGGAAAACCTCTCGGTTGTTTGGTACATTCTTAATATACATCAGGGGTATACCCCTATAAAGGTATTGTTAACAAATGGTAACAAAAGAAAAACCCTCTATAAAAAAGGGCTGTTATTTAAACTGCATTAAATTATTAATACCAATGCTCTACATAACTAAATTTAACACCTACTTTTTCTAGCTTATCAATTATTCTTCTAGCTGCTGCTGCAACTTTACCTCCATACTGTGGGCTAACATCTTCTGCCCTATCCATAGTGCTGCCAGATAAGCAATCATCTAAAACCATTTTATCAATCTTATCTAGCTCAGGTAGTGTTTTGTATTTTTCAAGATGCCTGTAAAGTTTATGGCAGCTATCCTCTACTGCTTGTTCTGGATATACTTCACGTTCAACAGTACGTCCATCTTTTTCTTTTGAGTATTCTATAATTATGTCCTTAGTTTTATTGCGATCACCATACATTTTTATAAGGTAATCCTCGTAAAAATCACAAGAACATTCAACAATACATTCTTCTGGTCTGTCAGTAATAATTTCTACTTCCAGTTGTGTAAATTTTGTTGTCATTGGAAACCTCTCGGTTGTTTGGTACATTCTTAATATACATCAGGGGTATACCCCTGTCAACTTCTTTTAGGATATTCTTTTATATATTCTTGTATTTTTGATTTATAATATTTCTTTTCTGTTTTATTTCCTAAAAAATAAAAATATCTACGCTTACTTTTTTGCGGTATAAATTTTGCATCAGGAAACATTTTTAGTATTTCTTCTTTTTTTTGCGTACCTAATTTTTGCCTTATTGATCTTGCACCATACAATTTACCCTTTATTTGTACCCCAAATCTATCATTATCTCTATCATGTACTTTAGGGTTATTTTCTCTCATAGACCCTATATATGTAAAATTACAGGCTTGATAAATTGTACCTATTTCACCCGCTAACTCATCAACAGTTGCAGTTACTACTTTATATTTATCAGGAAGCATTTTCATAGATTGTGTTATTAACTTACTAGCACTATGTGGGTGTGACCAATGAACACAAGCACCTCTACTAAGTAAAATAATTTTTCCTGTATAATCAAATTTATCCCAATGCCCTAAGTTTTCACTATATTCTGTACTATAAACAACTGCACCACCTAAATTACCTTCAAAATATATGCCATAACAATACTGAACCATAGCGGGCATACATTGTAGCCATTCATATCTTTTAATTAAATTTGTAGCTGTTCTAACGTCTATTTCTTGTACAACTGCTTTTTTAATATCTGTATCTACATTTTCCCACCACCTACCAAAAAGATTATGAGCATCCTCTTTTTCCATCTGATCTTTTATAAGCTTCTGGTGTGCAATCATTTTATTAATCTTGCATACTGTTGAATTGTTAATACAACACGCCAGTTATCACCCTCTGCACATCCTGGCCTTTTTTTATATCTGACTAATGTTGCTGCATATTTTACATTTGCGTTTATTCTTTGCTGTTCAGCTTCTCTAGGCTTTTGTAATACAGCAGCGTTTGTTTCTTTCCAATTAGCTACCTGTAAAACAGTATCAGGAATACCAACTAAATCACCCTTATCTTTTTCTTGACCTGCTCCAAAACGTCTTTCAACTTCATACCCTGTAAATTTTGTTAGAAGTGCGGCTGCTTCCCTCTCTGCTGCATCACCTTTTATTTTTGCTTTATTTGTCATTTTTCTAATTCCTGTATTTGTTTTTTTATATTTTCATATTCAACAATATATTCCTTAGTTTTAAATTCTGATTTATGAGTAAACATATATCTGTCATCTAACGCAGCTAGTTGTATATATAAATCTTTCAACAAATCTTTTTTTCTTTTCTTAAATTCATTATTTAATAAATCTTCTTCTTTTGTTGCTTTTGACCAATAAAGCACTAAATCAAAAAGCTCTTTTATTCTTTTTAACGCTGTTTCTATCTTTTCCATTTTGTTCATCTAATACTCCATGAATAACTTGTATCCTGTTTTTTTGCTATCCCTTCTTCTCTTTCATACTGTTCTTTTTCTTCTATTTCGTCTTTTATCTCTTTTTTATATTTTGTTAAGTCAGCACTATAATCCCATTTCTCAGGGTTACGTTTTCTAATAGCTTGTATCCCATCAATTTCAAATTTGTTCAATATAAATCCATCATCAAAATAATTTTCTAAAATAACTTTCCTAGCGTCTATTTGATTTTGACATTCTTTCTTTTTATTTTGCCAATCTTTAAGCTCTTTTAGTAGCTGCTCTGGTTGTTGATTCATAGTCTAAAAAAATGTAAATTCAGATTGTTCTGTTGCTTCATAATCATCGGGTAATTGATAAATAAATTCTAAAAAGCATCTTGCTACTCTCATAATATGTGGATCATCGAAATTACAAAGCCATTTTTGCATTTCAATATAATCTAGCTCATCTTCATAATCCATAATTTGTACAATCTGTTTTTATATTAAAGGGTATACCCATGCATAACGCAACCCCTATTTTAATTCTAATTCCTTTTTTAAATACTCAGTTCTGCATACTTCATAATCATACATACATTCTTTTGGGCTATATTCTTCTGTCCTAATTTCATCTGGTGTTATATAAATAACTCTACAAGAAAATAAATCTAATTCATTAAAATTTTGATTTAACAGCGATACATAACCACCAATCTGCAACCTATGATTTTTCTTTTTATATTTATCTTGCGTTTTAAAATCGGCTAAACAAAGTAATCCAGTTTCTTTATGCTGTAACACTGCATCTAGTGTACCTGCTATATCATTAACCCTATCAATCATTCTTAACTCACTAGCAACAATATTCCACGTATTCCACATACGATAATTAATTAAATTTTTTATCCATTTTGTATATTTTTTTGCATAAGATAAAGCTAAATCTATATCTTTTGTTTCACTCCATATTTGTATTGCTTCATGTATAGCTGTACCCCTTTCTGCGGCCTTTTCCATGTTTTTATTAACAAAAGCATTAGGTCTTACAACTTCACTTACAGACCTTGCAACATATTTATTATTTTTTAAATCATAATATCTATGTTCATCAGGATAAAATTTTACAAATTGATCCCTAGCTAAAATATTTTTTATATTCACTTGTTAATGTTCCATTGGATCAAAGGTAACTTTGCCAGTAATAGGGTTTTTATATTTAGGTAATTTATGCTTCGGTATTAGTGATCGTGCATTAGCTTTTGTTTTTTCTAAGAAGATCCATTTACCTGTTTCAGTGCATTTATCGTAGCCCATTGCTATTAACCACCCTTCTGTAGGTTTATCTAAGTCTTCTGGTTTTAGTAAACCTTTACTGATCATTTTATTTAGTAATTTTTTTACATTATTTTTTGAAATAAGTTTTTCCATCAGTTGTTAATAATTCCAAAATCATCAAAAGTAGTTACCTGTTGTGCAGGGTGTTTTATATTATCAGATTCATTATTATATTTATTTTTTCTTTTTAGCTGTTCTTCATAATTAGCCATTTTTAAACCTTTCCATGTGCCATCTAATATACCCATTTCTAACTGTTCTACAACAACATGTTCACCATATTTTTTTATAAACTTATTTATTTCTGTAATCTGCATTTTCCACGCATTATCTGATTTACTACCTTTTTTTACTTGCCAGAAATTATAAATAAGATTTTGTAAATGTAATAAATTATCTGGTATGGCCTTTTCTTGTTTTTCTTTTTTATTAATTTTTTCTTTTTGTTCTTTTGGTTTTAATGGTTTAGTTTCTAGTTTGTTTATCTCTGAATCATTCTTATTTTTATATATATAGTTAATCACAAAGTTGTTATCTTGTCCATTTTGTTTAAAAGCATCTAAACCCATTTCTAGAATGATATTTAAAAATGATGTGCTGTTAATGATTCTGGGCTTAAATTCCATGATTTCATTGACGAGTTCCTTGTTTAAAGATGGTCGGAAATTGACATTTTTTGACATTTTTTGACATTTAGTGTCCACCAACTGTACATTTGTTGTCATTAATTGGCAGAATACGCTATATACATTGAATTAAATCTTAACATTACACTAGATATATGTTAGTATATGGTCATAAGTCATTAATCTATGTACAACGGATTAGCTGACAAGAAAAAGCATATACAGCAACTTAGGGATGAGTTGTTAGGAGTTAACGACCCATTCGAGTTATTGGCAGAAGTTATAGCAGATAATCAAAGGCTTAGAAATATTATTAACAACCATGATTGCAAGAAGGGTATACTCTAGGTATACTAACAATAAGTTACTTATAACTTGCTTTGTATTTTGTGTAGCTTCAAGGTGTTACCCGATTGCAACCTCTAACCCTCTCTAGTTAGAGCAAAGGACTGCCATAAATGGTGGATTGATCTGGCAAGTTTTAAGTAACCCTAAAAATTTATTTTAAAATGACAAAAGAAATAACAAAAGCACTTTGTAAGTTTATAAAAGAAGTTGGCACTATTGAAGAAAAAGATACTGCACAATATGGTAATTTTGCTGATCTTTCTACAGTGCTTGCTACTGTTAACCCTGTATTATCTGCTAACGGTTTAGCTATAGTACATACAACAAAAGTAGTAGACAATAAAAATATATTAATAACTAACCTTCTGCATACATCTGGTGAATCTATAACATCAGAAATGTTATTGCCTAATAATACTGCTGGCGGTGGTAATCCTATGCACAAAGAAGGCGGAGCTATTACTTATTGTCGTAGGTATTCTTTGTTAGCAATACTAGGTTTAAACGCTGGTATTCCTGATAATGACGGTGATTTTGCTAACCCTACACAAGAAAAAGTTACACCGATTACAAAGAACAAAGCGGTAGGCATGCCGCAAATATTAGATAAAGAAACAAAAGACTACTATCTTAAACTTATCGCAAAATTAGTAATAAAAGATAAACAACTTTATAACACTTTAGCTGATGCTCTATATATTGAATTTGACTTTGACAGGTCTACACAGTTATCACAAAATATATCATTGCCTAAACACGTTACATTTATAGAAGAATGGATTAAAGCAAACACATGATTAACGAACCATTAGAAACCAGACCTATAGATGTAACCGCTTCTAATTGGAAGAATAGACATTTAGTATCTGCAAAACTAACACCAATAAATCACAGAGTATTTTTAGCATATTGCAAAGAACATAATTTTAATTACTCATCAGGGATTAATAACCTGATAGCAACACACCTTACTAATAACAAAGATGTTTAATGTATCAATCGCAGGGCGTTTAACTAAAGACGCTGAATATAAAAAAGCAGGGGCTTATGATCTTGCAGAATTTACTATTGCTGTATCACACCCTAGAGATGAAACCTCTTTTATAAAATGTCAGGTATGGGGTAAGCGTTATGAAAACATATTAGATAGCTACAAAAAAGGTTGCCTTGTCTGTGTATCTGGTAATGCTAAATACACTGATTACACTAACGAAAATGGTGAAACTAGAAAGTCATTACAAGTATCTGTTAATGAATTTATTTATCCAGAAAAAAGACAACAACAAACACCTACAATAGAAACATCAGACATTCCTTTCTAATGGGTATAGCACTAACAATAGATCAAGATCTAAAAGGCTTTGAACGCTTTACTAAGAACTATCGTAAACAGTTACCCTTTGCATCTTCTGTTGCTATAAATAACACTGCATTTGATATAAGAACAGCACTTAACAAAGGAACACTAGGAGCATTTGATAAACCTACAAAGTTTACACAGAAAGCATTTTTAGTAACTAAATCAAAGAAAAATAATTTAGTAGCTCATACCTTTGCAAAAAATCAGGCTTCTAAATATATACGCTTTGGTGTTAAGGGTGGGCAAAGAATACCCAAAGGATTTGAATTATATTTTGGTGGCTTGGCTGATGACGGTACAGTACCACCTAATAGTTATTTTTATCCCACATCTTTTATTAAGTATGATAAGCATGGTAACGTAACAAGATCAACACTAAAGCGAATATCTAAAGGAATAGGCGGTAATCCTAGAGGTGGTTTCTTTATCGGTACACCTGCTAATAATCCTGGTAAACCTCCAGGCATTTATAGAAGATCCAGAGAGCAGTTGTTTCCCTTCTTTATTGCATCAACTAGAAAACCTAGCTATCAATCAATCTTTAACATAGAACAGATAGCAAGTAAGGTTGTACAGCGTAGGTTTAACCAACACTTTGATAAATCTATGTCAAAAGCTATAGAAACTGCTAAGTAATACATGTGCTACACACTAGCAGTAGGTACTTCCTAGCCGCATGCTTGTGGGTCGTTCATACG